CTGGCTGGGTATCATTATTTATAGACGGCAAAGGCGCATGTTATGGTGACTGGAAATCGGGCGAGCAACACGTTTGGTTTGCTGATGGCTTTAGAAGTAGCGAAAACGATTACGAACGCGAACAAGCCATTGAAAAAGCCAAAGAAGAACGGGATTTTGCTTACAGCAACGCAGCGTTTAACGCTCAGGAGCTGTATGCAAAACTCCCACACGCTTTAGATCACGATTATTTGACGCGCAAAAATGTCAAGTCACACGCGGCACTGCGCATTTATGACGGCAAACTTGTTATTCCTGTTTATGGCGTGGGTGGTGAAATCCAGTCGCTTCAATATATTGCCACAGACGGCACAAAACGATTTTACACGGGCGGTAAAATGCAGGGCGGTTACTTCACTATTGGTGAGCCGTCCGACATGGTAATCATTGCCGAAGGATTTGCCACCGCTATGACAATCCACGAAGCCACAGCACAATGTGTTGTGGTTGCGTTTAACGCTGGGAATTTAAAGCCAGTGTGCGACATGGTGCGCAGTCAGTACAAAGGCAGGGTGATTATATGCGCGGATAATGACGCAAGCGGTGTAGGTATCGAGAAAGCCAATAAATGCGGGGTTGAAGTTATCCACTCGCCCATTGTTGGTGAAGATTTTAACGACATGGCAAAACGCGCAGGCATATCGGCCGTTGCGGATTTTATTATTGGCAAAAAGCAAAACCTGTTTGTTTCAGTTCATGATTTGATGGCAAACACGACACGCGCTGATTGGGTAATTAAAAATCTACTTGAGCGCGGCTCAAACACATTATTGTTTGGTGAATCTGGGGCGTGTAAATCGCTGATTGCGATGGACTGGGCGTTCTGTATTGGCAACGGTATTCCGTGGCACGGTCACAAAACTAAGAAAGGCACGGTGGTGGTCATTGCTGGTGAGGGTCATCGAGGGCTTGCAATGAGGATGCAAGCACTCAAACAAAAATACAACATGAATCCTGACAATATTTATTTTAGCACAAAAAGCGTTAATTTGCTCGATACAGACGCGGTTATGCGTGTAGCCAGTATATTAGATGGGTTAGGCTTAGACGAGCCTCCATGCGCCATTTTCATCGACACAATGCACAGAAATATGCACGGTGATGAGAATAGCAGCGAGGATATGGCGATATTCTTGGCTAACATGGAATTATTGGCTAAAAAATACAACGCAGCCATTGTTCCAGTGCATCATAGTGGTCATGGTGATAAAGGTCGGGCGCGTGGAAGCTCAGCCATTAAAGCAGGCATGGACGCAGAATTTTGCATGACAAAGAAATCTAAAATGGAAGTCACGCTGTCATGTACCAAATCAAAAGATTTTAGTGCAGGCAATAATATGGATTTTAGAATAAAAGTGGTTGATCTTGACGGTGATTGTTTTTATGACGATGACGAAGGAAAACAGATTGAGGGCGTTTATTTGGAATATGTTGGTCAAACTGAAGATAAAATAGAGTTATCCAAAACCGAACAACAGACTTTTGACGGCATGAAAAAAGCCATTGAAATGACAAAAATACAAGGTGAAAAATATACATTGCTTGGAAAAGATCATTTTGTACTAACGCTTGTACAATGGAAACCATTTGCTTATGAAATGTACACGGATAAAAATTCTGGCAGACACAAAGGCAACTTTGATAGTAGTGTTAAATCTTTGTTAAATCAAGAAGTTATAGGCAATGATGGCGATTATTACTGGATTAAATAACTATGTACATTTATGTACATTGTATAAAAATGTACAATGTATAAAAGTGATCCAAAAAATGTACATACATATACACACCCCTTTAGGGGTGTATATGGATGTATATGGATTTGTATATTTAGCTGTATGAATAATAAATTTACATTTTTTTACTTTTTAGAATATAATCTTTTTAACCAACCAACTCAGAAATCACTTTATGGCGATTTATCAATAACTGGGTTGGTTGGTGACAGCTTGGAAAGACAAGCACTATCAAATCATAACAGACTGGCTCTAAGGTGGTCGCGGTCATTAACGTGATGACGCTGACGCTCTATGGTGTAAGTCCTCACCTGTTATGACTTGATAGTACGCGCATAGCGCACCTGTAATGGCCAGACGCTCAGAAATAGGAGACTTGGGATTGGCTGAAAGTACGCCAACGAATACTGAGATTATTATCAATCAAAACACGGCCACCACTCATTGCAGTTTATGGCGTGGTGGTTTTTTAACCATGAAGAATTAAACCCTAAGCGTGTCCTCTCGCACGAAAAAAAGACGGGAGCAGTTATACTAGCTGTCTTGCTTGCAACGCTTCTACAGTTGGGTTAGGGTTTAATTACTTGATGGTTAATAAACAGGAACGAGAATGAAATTTGGTAGCGTATGTAGCGGCATAGAAGCTGCCAGTGTAGCTTGGAACAAACTTGGATGGAGCGCATCTTGGCTTGCTGAGATAGAACCATTCCCATCAGCGGTATTAGCGCATCATTACCCCGATGTGCCAAATTTAGGTGATATGACTTTACTACCCGCTAAAATTCTATCTAAAGAAATTGAAGCACCCGATATTTTCTGTGGTGGTACGCCATGCCAAGCATTCAGTATTGCGGGAAATAGAGAATCACTTGATGACGCAAGAGGAAATTTATCATTAACATTTTGTGAGATAGCCAATGCAATTGATTCAGTCAGAGATGTACCCGCAATTATCTTCTGGGAAAACGTGCCAGGAGTCCTCAACACCAAAGACAACGCCTTTGGATGTTTCTTGGCTGGACTCGCAGGAGAGGATGGTGAGCTTAAGCCAGCAGGGAATAAATGGACAAACGCTGGTATGGTGCTTGGACCAAAAAGAGCAGTCGCGTGGCGCGTCCTCGATGCCCAATATTTCGGATTGGCCCAACGACGTAAACGTATCTTTGTTGTCGCAAGTGCTAGAAACGACTTCAATCCCGCAGAAGTTCTTTTTGAGTTCGACGGCTTGCGCAGGGATACTGCGCCGGGCAGAAACTCGCGGGAAACAACTGCCGCCAATGCTCAAATCGGCACTGGAACATACAACAAACAACGCATAGGCGAGTACAGCACAGAAGATGTTGCAAGCACCTGCGCTGCTCGTGACTATAAAGATGCAACTGATTTGGTTACTTACGAAAACTTCAAAACCGTTTATGAAATGCACGCTCAAGATGCAAGAGTGCAAAATGTAGGTGATGTTTTGCCAACAATGTCTGCAACGTATGGCATGGGTGGTGGAAATATTCCAGTTACTTATGGCATTGCAGAAAACATTATAAACCGCCAAGACCATAATGGCGGCAACGGTATTGGTAGCCAAGAAGAATTACAATACACTTTAAATGCAACAGGTGTACATGGTATTGCAACCATGTCTGACGTAGCTGGCACACTTGATGCGTCATACTATAAAGGTCAAGGGTCTCGTCAAGGTGGTGAGCGTGAGTTTGTAGCGCAACAAATGGCAGTCCGCAGATTAACACCAACCGAGTGTGAACGCTTGCAAGGTTTTCCCGATAGCTACACGCAAATACCTTGGAAAAATAAAGACGCAAAAGATTGCCCTGATGGATTAAGATATAAAGCACTAGGCAATAGTTGGGCTGTTCCTGTTATTACTTGGATTGGTGAGCGAATTTATAAACAAATAACAAATCCCGCACAGTAGGGGGAAATATGGAAAAAAAGGCAGGAAATAGGGGCGTGGGGCGCACTAAAGGTGTGCCTAACAAAGTTACCAAAGAATTAAAAGAGATGATTCTAGGGGCATTAGATGACGCAGGAGGGCAGGCTTATTTAGCAAGGCAGGCTGAAGATAATCCTAATGCGTTTTTAACGTTGGTTGGTAAGGTGTTGCCGATGACGGTTAACACTAATTTGCAAGATACAACACCTATAAAAATTCACATTATTAAAGCTGAAGAAATGGATCTTTAATGCCAGACATACCTTTAACGCTACCGCAAAGACAATTTGTTTTTTCTGAAGAGCCTTATCCTGCTATTGTTGGCGGACTTGGTAGCGGAAAAACCCGAGCTGGAACAATGCGGGCGGTATTATTACTTCTTCAAAATAAAGGCGTAAATGTTGGCATTTTTTTACCTACTTATGATTTATTGAGATTGAGGGCAATGCCGGGTGTTGAAGAAGATTTAGCAATGATGGGATTAAAATTCCATGTAAATAAATCTGAATTTAAAATTGATGTAGCTGGTTATGGGTTTATTATTTTTAGAAGTTATGACAACCCGTCTAAAATTGTATCTTTTGAGGTGGCTCATTCAATCGTTGATGAAATTGACACATTGCCAATGGATAAAGCTGCGCTAGTTTGGCGAAAAATAACAGAAAGAACGCGGCAAAAGTTTGAAGGGAAAAATACTATTGGTGTTGTGACTACGCCTGATAATGGAATAAATGGATTTGTTTATCATAAATGGGTAAAGCTGCAGCAAAAAGGTTATGTTTTATATAAGGCAAGCACTTACAGCAACCCGTTTTTACCAAAAGATTATGCAGAACAGATTTTAGCAAATTATGACCCAGTGCTGGCTGAGCTTTATTTGCTTGGTGATTTTGTTTCACTTAATAAAAACAAAGTTTATCATTTTTTTGATCGCAAAAAACATCATGTGCAAAGGGTATTAAATGAACACGATACGCTTATTCATATCGGTCTTGATTTCAATATTGGCGGCACTTGTGCTGTTGTTTTTGTCATTGATAATAATGTGCCTATCGCTGTTGATGAATTTGTTTCACACGATACGCAAGATTTTATTAACAATCTAACGCGATATGAAAATAAAAAAATAATCATTTACCCAGACGCAAGCGGAAAAGCAAGCAGAACAAATGCCAGTCAATCCGACATTGGCATGATTAGACAAGCAGGTTATCAACTGCAATATAATCCAACTAATCCAGCCGTGCGTGATAGGATTAACTCTTACAATGGATTGCTTTCGCATGGACGTTTTTTTATCAATACCGACAAATGCCCAAACTTAACCAACGCGCTAGAAACTCAAGGATATGATGATAGGCTAGAACCAGAAAAGTTTAATACTCACCCTGCAATTGATGATTGGGTGGATAGTAGTGGATATTTTATTGCGTTCAAGTTTCCAGTGATTCACAATAGACCAAATTTGGCACAGATTACAGGCATTTAATATGAGCGTAGACACAAAGCACAGCGAATATCACGAATATTATGAAATATGGGAACGTTGCGAACACGCAGCAGAAGGGCAGGACGAGATACACGAATATGGCGTGAAATATCTTCCACGTTTAAGCGGTCAAACTGACGCAGAATATTACGCTTACAAACAACGCGCGTTATATTACAACGCCACAGCAAGAACGATTAACGGCTTGACGGGAATGATATTTCTTAAACCCGAAGTCATCACAGCACCGGCAGCAATGGATAATATTATTGCAGACGTGACAATGGGCGGGTTATCGTTGCATCAATTTGCTGAAATGGTAGCAGAAGAAGTTATTACTATCGGACGTTGTGCCGTGCTTGTCGATTTTCCACCCATTGTTAATGCGGTAACACTTGCACAAGCACAGGCACAAGGCGCAAGACCTTACGCGACCATGTACGATGCAGAATCAATTATAAACTGGAAAACGGGGCGCATTAACAACGTTGAACAGTTAACACTGGTTGTGCTTGAAGAAGAAAACGAGATCGCAGTTGATGAGTTTGAATCTAAATGCGAACCACAATGGCGCGTTTTAGATTTAGGCGATGGTGGAATTTATCGTCAGCGTGTTTTCCGCAAAGACAAACGCGGTGAGTTTATTTTAGTGGATGAAATTTGCCCACAAATAAACGGCAAAGCATTAAATAAAATACCGTTTGAGTTTTTTGGCGTGCGTGACAATTCACCATGTGTTGATAAGCCGCCATTGCTTGACCTTGTTGACGTGAATTTATCGCATTACAGAACCACAGCCGATTATGAACACGGTTTGCACTTTACTGGACTCCCAACACCAGTAGTCACTGGCTATTATTCAGACGATAAAAGCGCGTCATTGCGTATCGGTAGTGGCACGGCATGGCTATTGCCAGACTCACAATCAAAAGCGTTTTATCTTGAATTTACTGGTCAAGGTTTGGGCGAATTGCGCGAAGCATTGCGGTCAAAAGAAGCAATGATGGCAACACTTGGGGCGCGAATCTTAGCACCAGAAAAACGCGCAGCAGAATCAGCACAAACGGCTAATATTCATAGATCAAGTGAAAACAGTGTACTTGCTTCAATTTCACAATCAATCAGTATCGGATTAACGCACGTCATGGAGTATTTGCGCGATTGGTCAGGCGTGACTGGTGATGTTAAGGTTGATCTTAATCGTGATTTTATTCCAAACTCAATGACAGCTCAGGACTTGGATGTTCTTGTTAAGAGTTGGCAGGCGGGGGCAATATCAGCTAATGTTTTGTTTGAAAATCTTGTGTCTGCTGACATTATTTCTCAAGATACAAGCTTTGACGATGAGCAAGAGAGGATTAAAATAAATCCTGCTGGCGGTGGAATGTTGTAATGGAAGAATCAGCGAACACGCAACTACGAGATAAAACGATTGCTCATTCCATAATGTTAGGCAGATATTATTCATCAACAAGTAAAAAGGTCATGGACTTGTTGCGTGTTGTTGAAAAAGATTTGGTTAAACAATTAAAAACGCTCGACCTTGATAATCAAATGACAATCCCGCAAATTGACGCGCGGTTAGAATCAGTGCGGGCGATTTTAAATGAAGGTTATGATTTAGCCGGTAAAGAGTTAATCAGTAACATGAAAGACGCAGCAGAGTATGAGCAAGAATGGCAAATCAAAGCCATTGATGATTCAACGCCTGTTGTGCTTGATATGGTAGCAGTTGCGCCCGTGACGTTATTTGCTGCGATTGAATCAAAACCATTGCAGGGAAAACTGATTAAAGAATGGATTGATAAATTAGATCAAGATAGTTACACGCGCATACAAGACGCTGTGCGTATCGGTTTAGTTGAAGGGCAATCTTATAGTGACGTGGTAAAACGCATTACAGGCACAAAAGCATTGCAATATACCGATGGCATTAACTCACTTAACGCACGTCAAACACAGGCGTTGGTATCAACTGCAATGGCACACGCAACCAATACCGCGCGTGATGAGTTTTATAAAGCCAACGACGATTTAATAAAAGGCTGGCAATTTTTAGCTACGCTTGATTTTAAAACAACAACCCTGTGCAAATCATACGATGGTCAAAAGTTTGATTTAGGTAAAGGTCCATATCCGCCTGTTCACGTTCGATGCAGATCAAGCACCGTTCCTGTTTTAAAATCGTGGAAAGAAATGGGAATGAAAGACCCACCAGCGGGAACAAGATCATCACTTGATGGGCAAATTAGCGAAACAATCAATTATGATGAATGGTTGCGTAAACAATCACATGAAAAACAAGATGAAGCATTAGGAAAAGGAAAAGCTGAAATATTTAGATCGGGCGTAAAGCTGGAACGATTTGTTGAAAATGGGAAAGAATTAACACTTGAGCAATTGAAAAAAATTGAAAAGTAAATCAGTAGTCAAGTAATCCTTGACAGCTAAAAAAGCCCTCATTACGAGGGCTTAATTGTTATTAAGTTGTTTTTATATATCTTGCGCACTCTTCAAGCGAGCTACCTTTAGCCTTATTAGTCATTTTTGAAATTACTTCACTAATTCCTCCTTGTTGTTTTAACCATTCAATTTGAGACGGTTTTAACGTTATATTGATTCTAACAACTCGCTCGGAGTTATCGCCTATTTTTTTTCTGCCTGCCATTGTTTACTCCTTATTCTTCACTAAATCCAAAAATTGCAATCATGCTGTTATCCCAAAATCTTTTTTGTTCTTCATTAAATTGTGAATAATTAAGTGGGTTGCGTTGGTTGGTTGCCATATTGTTAAGTTTATTAAGCGCGTCTTGTTTTTCTTCATCAGTTGTAAATTTATTTGATACAACATGAAAAACAATTGTTGATTGTTGAATTAACGCTAAATGACGTTTTGTAAATTGGTAAATCATTTTCTTATCCTTTAATACAATACAAATACACATCAAACAAAACACCAAAAAACAATATTACCAAAAGTGCAATTGCACCTATTTGGCCTTGTTTTTCTGCATTTTCTGAAAATTTAATTTTCTCATCAAGTAAATTTAATCTTCTTTGATATAAAGAAATGTTTTTATTTTCAATCATTTTCTTATCCTGTTTTAGTTGCTTAGCTAATCTGCTTCAGTGGTTTATATTATACACACTATTTTTAAATTGTACACACTTTTTTTTTAAATTGATGTTTATTATTTTATGCTGTATAAATGCGACAAACACTCGCCATGTGTTTACTCTCGTGTCGTTGGTGTTACACCTTTCATCAACGGCACACCCTAATTTGTAAGGAAATATTTATGTCATTTTTTGATAATATTGTTCATAAGGTTTCAGACGGTGCTAAAAAAGCAGTCGATGAAGCAACAAATGCAGTTGATGATATTTCACACGGTGACATTATCGGTGCGGCAGAACACGTTGAAAATATCCGTGAAATCCCACAAGATACAGCGATTGAAATTATTAAAGACGCAATTTAGATTTTATTAACGATGGCAGAGCCGTCAACCACAACCCAGAGGGTTATATGTCAGAAGAATTAAGTATTGCAGAGCAAATTAAAGCCGCAGTTGATGAAGCAACAATCGGACTTGCAAAGAAAAACGGTGAACTTTTAGCAGAGCTGAAAGAGGCACGAAAAGGAAAGCAAATAGATCCAGCGGAATTGGATAAACTACAAAATAAAATTGATGAGTTAGAAAACAATCTAACGGCATCACAAAAAACAATCAAAGATCAGCAAAAAGCATTTGAGCAAACTAAAGCCGCATTAGATTCAGAAAGTGGTTTTACATCTAAATTGCTTTTAGATAATGGTTTGACAGACGCATTAGTTAAGGCTGGTGTTGCCACACCATTTTTACCTGCGGTCAAAGCTATGTTATCATCACAGGCGAAAATTGCTATTGATGGCGACACACGCAAGGCAGTTATAGGCGACAAAGATTTAAGCGCGTTCGTAACAGAATGGGCGACCAGTGATGACGGCAAACATTATATTGCAGCACCACAAAATAATGGTGGTGGCGCAAGTGGTGGTAGTGGTAGCACTGGGCAACAAGTTGTAAGCCGTTCAACGTTTGACAATATGTCACACCCAGAGCGGGCAAGTTTTGCAAAAAGTGGCGGCAAAGTTACAGATTAGTTTTTATCCTGTCTCGATTGCCGTCTAATATTTATTTTTATTTTAGAAGGCAATCAAGATGGCAAATACCTTATCGCAATTAGCAGCAGACATTTACAAAGCGGCAGATGTAGTCGGTCGTGAATTAGTTGGTTTTATCCCTTCATCTACCATCAATGGTGATGCAACAATCCGCGCTGCAAAAGGCGACACAATCCGTGCGGCATTTACTCGCACACCAAGCGTTAACACTTCATTTGCGCCTTCAATGACAATTCCTGAAGGTACAGATCAAACCGTTGACAACAAAACAATGACGCTTGATTCTTATGCGTCTGTTCAGATTCCTTGGACGGGTGAAGATATTAAACACGTCAACAATGGTGCTGGATATGAAACCATTTATGGCGATCAAATTGCCCAAGCAATCCGCGCATTGTGCAACAAAATTGAGCAAGATTTATTCTCAGCTGCTTACAAAGGCGCATCACGCGCTGTAGGTTCAGCTGGCACTACACCATTCGCGTCTAACTTCGACACTATTGCGCAAGTGCGTCAAATCTTAGTTGATAACGGCTGCCCTACTGATAACCAAATCAGCTTAGTGATGAACACAGCGGCTGGCGTTAAATTACGCAACCTTGCAACACTTCAACAAGTTAACACTTCAGGAAATGAAGCGTTACTCCGCCAAGGTACTTTGCTTGATTTGCAAGGCATCATGATTAAAGAATCGGCTGGTATTACTACGCACACAAAAGGCGGTGGTACTTCTTACGTTACTTCTGGTTCAACTGCTGTTGGTGTTACTGACATTGCATTGGTAACAGGTAGCGGCACAGTTCTAGCTGGTGACGTTGTAACATTTGCAGCGGATACCGTTAACAAATACGTTGTTGGTACTGGTGTTACTGCTGCTGGTACTATTTCATTAAATGCTCCAGGCGCACAAAAAGTCATTGCTACAGCAAACGCTTTAACAGTTGGCGATTCTTACACACCAAGTGTTGCTTTCCACAAATCAGCAGTTGAGTTAGGTATGCGCCCACCTGCAATGCCAAACGGTGGTGATTCTGCTGTTGACGTGATGACAGTACAAGACCCAACAAGCGGTTTAGTATTTGAAATTGCAGTTTATAAAGGTTACATGAAAACTATGCTTGAAGTACGTTGTTTGTATGGCGTAAAAGTATGGAAACCAAACCACGTTGCTACGTTGCTAGGTTAATTTTTTCAGGGGGTTCGCGTTCGTTCCTGTTCGCGTTCTCCCGCCTTTATTTATGGCGGACTTATGAAGCATTACGTTTGCAAAATAGCAACAAAACCAACCACCGTAACAGCGGGGACGGTTTATCAGGCGTTTGTTAATACTGATGACACATCACTGCGTATAACAAAAATGCACATCCAGCTAGATAGCGCAGACGCGCACGGCAGTGGTAATTCAGTTTATGCGTTTGCTCGCATTAAAGGCACACCAACAAGCGGCACAACGTTAACCGTAACAAAGTACGACAATCAAAACGAGCCTAGCAAAATGTTATGCTTACGCAATCAAGCGGGTTTAGATATGACAGGCGTGACGCAAGAGCCTTATTTTTTGGAACGCTCAGTTATTTCTAAATTTACTGGAAATGCGTCAACTATTGAGTTTGACAATAATGGTGAAGGTTTTATATTGGCAAAAAATGAAGGTTTAATTATTTTTGCTGATAACGCAGTTATTTCTGGCAGTGGAGTTTACGGCATGATTGAATGGATGGAGGATTAAACTATGGCTTTAATCGTTGAAGACGGCACTGGACTTGCAAACGCTGAAAGCTATGTTTCAGTTGCAGACGCGACAACCTACCATGCAAATATTGGCAACACAGCTTGGGCGGCAATTACAAGTGATGCAACAAAAGAACAATTACTGCGCAAAGCCACAGATTATATGGTGGCTCAATATCGTTTGCAATATGCGGGTTATCGCAGATACTCAACACAGTCGCTTGATTGGCCGCGCTTATACGTTCCATTGATTGATTCCTTATCAGCAAATGTTTTTCCGCAATATGTGGATTTTGACATTGTGCCAACTACTGTAAAAAATGCGTGTGCTGAATTAGCGTTAAAATCTTACACAGCTATTTTAATGCAGGATTTAACGCAAGGCGTTATTCGTGAAAAAGTAGACGTTATTGAGGTGGAATATGATAAATATTCACCACAGCAAACCCGCTATGCTCAAATTGACGCCATGTTATCCGTGTTTTTTAAACAACAAGGCAATGATATGTCGAGATCATTGGTGAGAACATGACACTTGATGCTCGCGCTCGCTCCACAGCAGATAAATTGCTGGATAAGTTTGGCAAATCAATCACGCTAACATCTATTGTTGAGGGCACTTATGACCCAACAACGGGGGAGTTATCGGGCGGAACAACAACATCCACTAATCATACTGCTGTTATCAAAGACTATAACGGAATTGATTTTATTAGCGGTGTAGTGCAAGCGGGCGACAGAAAGGTAATGATCGCGGCATTAGGCGCACCAACGCCACAGCCAGCCGATAAAGTAACCGTTGATAGTGAAGTTTATCAAGTGGTGGCGGTTCGTCATATATGGTCGGGTGAATTGCCCGCGCTTTATGAAATGCAGGTGAGAAAATGACAGGTGCAATGTCGCAAATTGTGGCGCGTGTTAATGGTCGCATTGATGACCAAATAAGAATGGCAACGCTTGGCGTATTTATTGGAATTAGAAAAGATACACCAGTTGATACTGGACGCGCTCGCAATAATTGGCAATGCACAATTGGTGCGCCTTTTGTTGGTGAAGATGCAAGCGGTTCGGATGAGAAAATACAAAGAACTATTCCACGCAGAGCTGGAAGTGTTGTGTATTTAACCAATAACGTGCAATACATTCAGCCATTAGAATATGGACACAGCACAAAATCACCCAATGGCATGGTTAGAATAAACGTTGCACGTTTTGAGGGGTTATTAAATGGCACTAGTTGAGATCCGTACCGCATTAGAAACAAAACTCAATGCGCTAACGCCTACACTTGCGACAGCGTGGGAAAACGTACCTTTTACGCCCGTCGTTGGCACAGCATATCAGCAAGTTAATTTAATGATTGCAGATACATTAAACCCAACATTAGGCGGCAATCATTATCGCGTAAAAGGATTTATGCAGGTAATGTTATGTTATCCGGCTAACGTAGGCGCAAAAACAGCAGCAACCCGCGTTGATTTATTGGTTAATCATTTTAAACGCGGTACAAGTTTAACAAACGGCAGTGTAACTGTTATTATTGACAAGACACCATCAATTGCACCGGCATTGATTGACGGGGTGCTTTATAAAATTCCGGTATCAATTTATTTTTCAGCAGATATTTATCCATAAGAGGTTACAAAATGACAATTGCACAAGGCATTAGCAAAAAGATTATCTACAAAAAACAATCTGGTTTAGGTTCTCCAGCAACAGGAAGTGGCGGTCAAGATTTACGCAGAACGTCTGCGACCTTAAATTTGGCTAAAGAAACTTATCAATCAAATGAGATTCGACCAGATCAACAAGTTGCCGATATGCGTCACGGCACAAAACAAATCAGCGGCACAATTAGCGGTGAATTATCGTCTAAAACCTATCAAGAATTTTTTGCAGCGGTTTTGCGTAAAGATTTCGCTGCTACGTTTACAGCAATCACAGGTTTGTCATTAACGATTGCCACAAGCGGCTCAAATTACACTATCACACGCGGCACAGGTGATTTTTTAACTGGTGGCGTAAAAGTAGGTCAAGTCGTTAACATTACCGCAGGCAGCGTTAATGCCGCAAACTTAAACAACCGTGTTGTGGTGTTATCATTAACAACAACAGCATTAACCGTTAAACCATTAGGCGCAACTGCTTTAGTGGCGGAAGGTCCGATTGCCTCATGCACTTTATCAGACGCTGGTAAATCGTCTTATGTACCATCATCAAGTCACACTAATGATTATTTTAGTGTTGAGGCTTGGTATAGTGATTTAGCGCAATCTGAATTATTTACCGATATTAAACCAACAAACGCTCAGGTTAAAATTCCATCTAATGGCATGGCTACTGTTGATTTTCCTTTGATTGGTTTAAATTTAACCACTAATACAACTCAGCAAATCACTTCAACTACAGCAACCACAACAACAGGTATTGATAGCGGTGCAAATGGTGTATTAATCGTTAACGGCACACCTTATGCAACTATTACATCAATTGATTTTGACGTTAATGGCAATATAGCCGCTGCTGATGGCGTAGTGGGTAGCACACTGCGTCCTGACGTATTTAGCGGAACAGTTGCAGTTACTGGAACAATCACTGCGCATTTTGACAGCGTCACATTGCGTGATTTATTTATCAATGAATCTGAAGCAACTATTGTTGTGGCGTTAGCGGCTACTGCTGCAAAAAACACAGATTTTGTTGCGTTCACGTTGCCACGCGTTAAATTTAGCGGTGCAGACATTGATGATGTGCAAACAGGTTTAAAACGTACATTGCCTTTCACTGCAATTAAAAATGAAGTGTCTGGCACAGGTCTTGAAGTAACCACTATTGTTATTCAAGATTCGCAGGCTGCGTAGTGTAAATCCTGTCGGTTATGCTACAATGGAAACCGCTGCAATCTTTTAGGTTGTAGCGGTTTTTTTAATTTAACGACAGGTAAAAACATGAACAAAACAGAATTATTATCCATTGATGATTTAGATTTAACAGCGGCAAGTGACGCGCCTTTTGATTTAGAAGTGTTAAGCATTAAAGGCGTAAAAACTGGCATTACAATTCAAGTATTAGGCACTGAAAGCCAAAAAGTACAAGAATGGACAAATCGTCAAGCAAACAGAATCAGAACCCAAGCAACGCAAAAAAGTGTTACTGGCAAAGATAAGGTTAGAACTGCTGAAGAAGATGACGAGTATATTATCGAAAGCGCAGCGGTTCGCATTGTTGGTTGGTCTGGTTTAAAAGATGAATTTACAAAAGACAATGCAACAAAGTTAATGGCTAGAAATGTTCATGTCAGAATGCAGGTATTGACTGCATCGAATGACTTGGGAAACTACAGCAAAGACTGATTCGTGATCTTGTTGATTATGCAGTGCGCGAATTTGAGCTAACAACAAAAGATGCAAACGGAAATAGCTTAAAAGATGAAGCCGAAAGCCTTTTAAGGCAACGCGGCTATATACCACCAGAATATGAATCATTGCCGTTTCCGCATTTAGTGGGGCATATCTGGGGATGGTTTATTGAGCTAACACGCACACGCGGGAGCAATGGATTTGGTGCTAATGCAATTAGTTACACCGAGATTGATTCATGGGCTAGGCTTACAAGGCGAAAACCAACAGCATTAGAGATTTATGCGTTAACACAACTAGACGCTGCATATTTAGCAGAGCAATCTAAACAGTCACAAAGTAAAGGCAAAAAATAATGGCAACCGAAGAACATAGCATTCGCGTTAGTGTTGATTCTACAGACGTTACTCGTGCAGAGCGTAGTTTACATGGATTAACTAATGCAACAATTAGCACTGAACGAAATTTAAGTTCATTATCGTCAACAGCTAGAGCATCTTCGGCTGCCTTATCCGGTTTATCAGGTGTTCTTGGTGGGCTTAGTGTTGCACAATTTTCAAAAAGCGTTTTTGAAGTAAATAAAGAAATGCAAACGTTAAGAGTTTCACTTGAAACCGTAACGGGAAGTGCTAAAAATGCTGAAATTGCATTTCAGTCAATTCAGAAATTTGCATCAACAACACCTTATTCAGTCAAGGAAATAACTGAAGCATTTATTAAAATGAAAGCGTTAGGGCTTGCGCCAACAGAGGCAGCATTAACGTCATTTGGTAATACTGCAAGCGCAATGGGAAAGCCGTTAAAGCAAATGATTGACGCAGTAGCAGGCGCAACAACAGGAGAAATGGATAGATTAAAAGAATTTGGTATTAAAGCAAGCAAACAAGGTGACGATATTAAATTTACGTTTAAAGGCGTTACAACAACTGTAAAAGATAATTCAGCAGATATTGTTAAATATTTAGAAAAAATAGGAAATACTGATTTTGCTGGTGGCATGGAAAGACAAGGAAAAACCATGCAAGGGACGCTTTCAAGTCTTGCTGATTCATGGGACGCTTTTCAAGATCATATTTTAAACGGGGCAGCAGAAAACTCTATTGCTCAATGGGTAGGAAACGCAACTAATTTATTATCAAGGTTTGATGCTTGGATAAATGGTGCATTTACTAAACAAGGAAAATTAATTGAATTACGAACAGCACAAGCGTCGGCACTGGAAAAAATAACAGCAAGTGAAAAAAACGGCTTTGGGGGACGTGTTGCTGATGCTGTAGGTGAAGCAGTTTGGGGTTATAGCATAGAAAATGAAAAGAAAAAACTTGCTGAAATTGGCAAGCAAATGGAAAACATAAAAAAAGAAATTGCTGCCGATGCAATTACGGCAACAAAAATAACCGCAGCCGCGCCAATAGATAAAAAAACAGAAGAAACTACAAAAGCAAAAAAAGGATTGAGTGACGCACAAAAAGAATTAAATCGACAACAAGATGAATATCAACGCCTAATTGAATCCACACCTTATGGCGAATATAACGCAACTATTGATAAATTAACTATAGCGTTAAAAAATGGTGGAATAAACCAATCAACTTATTCAACATTGCTTAATGAGGCTAACACTAGATTATTAGATTCAACTGAATATGTAAAAGAAAATACAAAAGCTATTGAAGACCAAACACAAGCAAAGCAACGCGCATTAGAAGGAACAGCTCGCGGAAAGTTTGAAAAAGGCTATAGTGAATTAATGACGCAAAAACCTTATATGTCCGATACTGAATACTCAGCAGGGCAGGATAAGCTAAACGCTGATTATTTAACTCAGCAGCAGGG